CATCATTATTTGTGTTTGCTCTTGTAGCACCACACATGGAAACTCTTAACGTGTTTCCAAGTTCTCCTGGATATTTTGCAATGAATGCTCCAGCAGTGGTGACTTGTGATCCACCCATATCTGGGTCGTATGTATTCTCATAATCTTCATCATTATTTACTTGTAGTGCAGTGGTCATAGCCGCATTATTTGCGGTTGTATGTATGGCACGAACTACTTTAAGATTTCCCGAATATGCGAGATAACTTGCAGCAGTAAAATATGTTTTATATGTGGCGGCGTTTGGTTTACCAAACTGACTTACTAATTCTGATTCATTACTAACTGTAATGACATCAAGTGCGGGTCCCCATTTAAAAGGACCAGCAATTGCACCTTCTGTCATAGACATTTCAGGTACAATAGTTGTTAAGTCAATTTCTTTGGTTACAACGCCTGGACTAATTGTAAAAGGCATCTTATCTCTCCTATAGATTAAGTTGAAAGATTATGGTTTATAGATTTTATACCATATTACTTTTATTTATCTTTTTACAGTTCTCTAAAATCATAAATATTAAGTGTTATCATAAATTTATAAGGGGCGTATGGATTACAAAGAAACATATAAACTAATAGACAACAAAAAAATAAAAGATCGATTTCTTAAAAAAGTTGATCGTTCCGAAAAACATACAGAATGTCATATCTGGCTTGCTTCAAAAAATAAAACAGGTCATGGAATGTTTTCTGTAATGGGAAGAACTATACCTGCTAGTAGATATGCATTTATGATGTATGGTAATTTCTCATCAATTTCTGGAGTACGAGGTGAACTAACATCTACTGAAGTAGTGACTCAAACATGCTTCAATCCATCTTGTGTAAATCCCAAACACCTTGAAGTATCCGATAAAAGAAGAATAGGAAAGAGATTATCTATCCGTCCAACAGATTAAAAAAGGAAAGACCTGATCTATCTAATAAAATTGAAGATTTAATAACAGAAATAAACAACCCACCTACTGAAGTTAATTTTGCGGATATAGATCCATTTAGTAATATAGCCGACTAGTCTCATCATCAACTGTCCATACAGTACCTTTATCATCCTTAAAGGTTTTCTCGTCCTGGCCATCATCTATAATTCCAAACGGCAACATATCTTGTTCTAAAGTTTCCATTTGTTCTTCCCACATTTTTTTTCTTATGTCCATGTTTGTCAACTCCTTAAAATATCTCTGTTGTACTAGCCACCCAAATATAACAAGAGTCATTGCTAGATCATCGTGTGAACCTTCTTCTGCCTGATACGTATTGTTTGTCAAAGCAAAAGTCGTAAGTTCTCTAATTGTTTCAAAATCTGGTATGAGTAATTGATCTTGTTCTATCAAATCTTTTAGAGTAGCACATCCAATTCTTTTGATTTGTTTACTTGTTCTTAACCCTAATTGAATGTTCTTTGCAAATCCACCACCAATTTGTTGTCCCGCTCTTCCTCTCATTGTAATAATCATTATGTTTTCGTACTCTAAATCATAGTGTAGAGTATCAGCGACTTGAGAACCAATATCATTTACCTCAATCAAAACATGAGCCTGATTATACTTATTCCCCACATTGAAAATTATATTTGGATATAACATAGGAGAAATAGTATTATCTCTAAATTTTGCTACTTGTTTGTACGGCATTCCGGAAACATCGAATACATTAAATGCAGAATAATCTAAACCCTTTCCCTGAGCAGTATCGGCTATCAATGCATATGTATGATTTTTTATTGGTTCTTCATAAACATCTAAATTATTATTAGAATGAATTGGAGTCTTAAATACCAATGTTCTAAGTTTTGATGGAGCAATTAATGTATACGTTGATCCCACAAATTCACATTCAAACTCTTGAGTGAACTGTACTTCAGAAGTATTACGTATTGTTTCTTCTTTCCATTTTTCATCACGTCCTGGCATCTCTGACCAATGTCGATTCAATCCACATTTTGTAAAACATATTCATACCAAGTGGAGTTGAAACAATAAGAACTTTAGTAGATTCACCAGAAGAAATTGTAGGATAAACAGAAGTGAAGAATTGTTCGGCTATGTTTTGTGGTACGTGGGCAAACTCATCAAGAAAAATAATATTGAATGAACTACCACGAACAGCCGAACTAGAAGTTGCTGCGGCGATAACCTTAGATCCGTTCTCTACTTCAATATTACCTTTATTCCATACAACTGCACCTTGTTGTATCCACTTAGGTAGATGTTCGTATGCGAGTTGTAATCTGGAAAGAAGTTCTCTTGCCACTGCGCCTTTGTTAGCAAGGATAGCAACATTAACGCTTTCATTGAACAGGATGTAATGAAGTAAAAAACTGATGATCGTGGTAGACTTGCCTGTTTGTCTAGGCATTTTACAGATTACAAAACGATTATCATTAAACTTATGTATCATATCCCTTTGATAATCATACATATCAAATGGAACCAAACCCTTATCTACATGAACAATTTTGACATAACTCTCTATGAAGTGTTCAGGATCTTCCTTACATTTCATATATTCAGTAAGGGTTTCCCCTGTCCACTCTATTTTTTGACCTACGTTTTTTAAATTTGGATTTCCTAGATATGTTTCACTCGGCACGTTTCACCTTCAACAATTTTTGGAGTTCAGCTGTTGATCCAACAAAAACCGCTTGATTAGTTACATTACTTGGTGCTTTTTCAGTAGACAATTCTTTTTTAGTTTTATGTAATGCCATTAATTCTTTATTTGCATCTAATCCAGATTTGATTAATTGTCCGACCACTTCAAAAGCACGAGGATGTTCAGATTGTTTAGCAATCTCCAACATTTCTTCTACTGCATCTTGATTTCTTTCGATTAAATTGTAGTAATTTTCACGGGCATAATTATAATCAATGTCATCATCCTTACCATCAGCTTTAGGTATAATCCTCGCAGGAGGCTCAGGCGCCATTTCTGGAGTAGGAACTAAACTTGTAATTTCTAATATTTCATCTATACGATCATCAACTGTCATCTTTCTTCTCCTTATCAGGTTCTACATCATCATACCAAGATTGGTCGTTTTCATTTAAACAATCATTGGCCAGGGGAGTAATAATATTATGTATTTCTAAAGGTGATTTCACTAAAAATTGTTTAGGGTTATGTTTTTCTCTAACTTTATCACATATACAAAAACATTGTTTAGACACATCTATTTCAGTTAATTTTTGTCTATTTCTTTTATATTTTGTACCAGCTAAAAACTGAATGGTTTCATAACAAGACTTAAACAACAATAAGATATCTTCAGTTTTATATACTTCTCTTTGAACCGTTGGAATTATTTCATGTACTACTTGTTGATTTGGATGTTGATCTGCTAATGCCTCTGAAAAAGAAACCAACATTGAAATTACTAAAAGAACCCGAAACAACATTCTACAGATTCACATCTAATCCAGTTGTCAAATTCACATCTATATTGTCATTAAAATGTTCAAAAGTTTGTGTATAACCAAAATCATCATTCGCGGTGACATCTCCCGGTCCAGGTGTAACTGTTAATCTTGATTTAATTCCTGCAGCTCCTGTTCCTGTTGAACTAGTTTCTGTTATGAATTTCATTATTCCTGTTGCGTCTGGAGACCCAGCATCTGCATTCAACAGTAAATAGTTAACTGAAAAATCTGTGCTATCTTCTAATACAATATATTCTGGAACATCTGCCTCTCCTGAAGGCATTCTAAGATTTACTATGACGCTTTTCGTAACTGACCCAGACTTAATATCTGGATAAATATATCCTTTTAGTTGAAAAGTAAATGACCATATAATCTCTCTCCTTAAAGAGAGTTCACCCTCGTAAGAATCTTCAACTGAAGTACTATTTAATATTATAGTAACATCAGGCTTTATATTCATAGATGGAACTAAATTCACACTAACTGTAAATTCTGGAGTAAAAAAGGGAACAATCTGTTCAAATATTTGTGCACCATCTTCTGAACTATCTACCATTGCAGTCAAGGCAAAATCAAAATTATAAGGTACAGGATTATACTGCTTCATAAGGGAGCTGGTTCCTGCAGCAGTATTTGCCGCATAGACTTGACCCAGCGTATTTAATTTTCTAGTTCCATCATAAGTAAGCCCGTTCATAACAAAACCCATTCTTGGAAGACTAGCTGCAACGCCTCCATCGGCCTGAACTGCTCTCATTCTAAGAATTAATTTGTCTTTGGCTTCGTATGAAATAGGAACTTTGATTTGTTCTGTTATAACATCAGCAGAATTTCTCCTTTGAATGTTTATATCATTGAAAAGAGTTCCAAAAACTGCTACGTATTTTCTAATAGTTTCGTGATAATAAGTTGTTCCTAACATTATAGACTCCCGAATGGATTACCTTCGGTGAAATCAATAATAGCATCTGCGGCGGCTTCTATTTCTACACTGAGTCTTGGGCATCAAAAGAAGTAATAGAGTAAGTTGCACTAGAATCATTTCCAATAATGTTTACGGTTCCAGAAAAGTTGCCTGTCATGTTTATGAGATTTAATACTTTATCAGTTGCGTTCCAACTAGCGACCTCTCCTTTGACTGTAGCAGCGGCGAATGATGCTCCCTGATAGACTTGTTCACCAACAGTATAATTACCACTACCGGTATTCATTGTAAAATCAATCGAGTAAGATTGTGCTCGTTCAATTGCATCTATAACTTCAATACCAGTATTAAGAGATTGATCAGAATAAAAGAACATTTCACATAGAAGATCGTAAACTTGTAATCCACCAGTTTGATAAAATATAGATTCATCTTCTACAAACATTACTTGGAATAATGATCCAGTAGTAGGAAAATAAATTAGATCTCCTCCTGCTGGTGCGTCTGCTCTTCCTTCACCTTGAACATTCAATTCCGCCCATCTGCGTCTCGCAACAGTAAAAGTAATTTGATCTTTTATTTGTATTCCAAACTTCGAAATAAAATCGCCCTCACCCTCAAATCCATCTATAGATTTAATATACATTTCAATTGTATGAGCACTATTATAAGATGCAGTATTATCCTCGCCCATCAATGTATCTTCATCATTCAATGTTCTGGGACAATAATATACATCTGTTCCAAAAGTCTGTATTGCTTCAATATTCAAATTTTCTATTAATCTTTGCTCTGGTGTATTTGTACCATGCAGATTAAAATACTGATTTGTTGCCATTTATTATCCTATTAAATGATCTATTGGTAGTTCATACCGTAATGACATTTCTGTTTGAATAGTTTCTAGTTCTGTAGTTGCATCATCATAAAGTTGTCTTCCATTCATCGTTACACCACCCGGCAATTGCATTCCTTCAAACTTGGTAAGATTTTGACCCCATTGTTTTTTCATCAATGCAGTATTATATCTTTTGAGAAACATATCACCCCAAATATCGGTATACGTGGCCGGATCAAGAATTTTATCTACTTCAACAACAATAAAATCATCTATATCGGCATCTGATCCCCATGAAATATCAAGATATAGTTTGTCTGCATGTCGATTATATCTAAATGATGGCTGACCTGTAAACATTTCATTAATCAACGCTAAATATTCTTGTGCAATTTCAAAACTTGCTAAACCACCACTTCCCAATGAATGCATTTCAGATAGTGCAAATTGATATTTAGAGGAAAACATGGAATTAGTTCTAGAATTATCAGAAAAAGGAATAATTCTTCGAACTCCAATAATTGCTTCGGCTATCGATATGTATTTGTTATCAAAGTCACCTATTGCGGTTGCAGTAGATGCATGAGTTGTTGCGGTTGCTGAACTTGTATTACCTGTAATAGTTTCGCCAGTAGAGAATGTTGTAGTAGTATTTGCATAAAACGTATTACCATCCCCTCCCGATTTAACTTCTGGATCTTTATATCTTAAAGTAGTATTAGCACTATGATATGCGTGTACTGTTGCTTGAACACCACTTGATCCGCCAGTAATTATTTCACCATCTGTAAAAGTTCCAGTTGGAGCTCCCGCCAGTTTAAGAGTAGATCCTGATATTTGATGTTTTAGAAATGTATTTTCGGTTGCATCAAAATGATATTCTTGGTAAAATTGAAGAGAATCATCGATGCAATCTTCCACTTGATCATCATCAATATTTAATTCTACTACTGGCCAGCCAAGTTTTCGTTTACAATAATCTTTAAAAGTTGTTCTAGTAGTTGGTTGTGTCATTTCGTTGCCTCTGCAGATATCGTTATAATTCCTTCGGCCAATCTTTCTACTATTGTACCACCCGATTGTGTATATTCAACATCGTAAACATAATTTCCAGGGGAAAGAGCTGCAGTCTGTGTCGCAGTCAATGAGATTGTTACATTTGATCCTGCAACGGCGGTAGTTATAGTAGTAACATTATTTGATGAATAGTAAGATTGACGCATCTTAGCGGCACAAGTAGAATTTTGTGCGTAGATTACTTTTTCAAACGTGCAACCTTGATCTAATGCAATGTTTACAGTTTGTTTTTGGAGGGTCAATGCCACAATCCTTCTCCTTTTATAATAGTGTAGTTTATATAGTTGTTCCTATACTATTTATATGATAAGGAAATCTGTGGCATCTAGTTTAATTTTGCTTTTAGTTCATCAATTTGAACTTGTTGTTCTTTAATTGCTTCTAGAAGAACAGCAGTCATTTTTGTATATTGAATTCCTTTTGCTTTTCCATCAGAATCATGAGATACTAAATTGGGAAGAATTTTATCTACATCTTCTGCAATAAGTCCATAAGAATTTTTACCACCATTTTCTTCATTCTTCCAATCAAATGTAACTCCTTGCATTTGAAGAACAGCAGGAAGTATATTTTTAATAGGTTCAATATTTGTTTTCATTTCTCTCATAGAAGTTTCAGTAATAACTCCAGCAACTTCTAACATTGTGGATGGTG